GTTAGAGTTCCCTAGCAGCCCTTTGGTCAGCGACCGTGGCAAGAGACAGCGTCTCACTTTTCCGTAGCACGGGTACCTATTGGTAGCACCACCGACCGGAACTGGTCAACATCAACCTCAGAGGTCATCATGAAACAGAATCTCCTTGTAGCGCGTAACGAAACTCCCGCTGAATTCTCTATGTCGTTGAGTGACATCCGACACGAGACGCTTCACCTCCTCGGTCTGTTCCACGAGTCACGCACGGCGCAGATGGAAGGTGAACCGTCAGCTGTGGAGCTCGCTGGTTACGCCAACGAAGTGTTGGACGAGATTATTGAGGCCACTCGCTCCGTTAAGCTGATCCCGTCCATCGTTGTCGCTGACACCTCGACTGGATGGACCGACTGTCATCTGATGAGCGCCCTGATCCAGCAGGTTCAGGTCACCATTCAGTCGCGCAGCCGGTATCTGTCGCATCTTTTACCACTTCTGGCGGAATTAGTCGGTCGTTTCGGAAATCTTCGGATCGATGAGATCGACGGCAGTCACGTCTTTACCCCTTATTACAACAGCAAAGCGGAGTGAATCATGTCGAATAAAACTATCTCCATCTCAGTCTCGGATTCCACCACCTCTGGATCGGACGTCATCCTGATGGATGCTAACGGACACAACGTCCTCGTTATCTCCTTTGGGAACGACGGCCTCGAGTTCACCGGCGTAACAGACCCGCGCTGGCTGTCCCAACTGGTTGAAGGGGTGATGTTTCAGCAAGGTGCCGCGAAGGACATCGGCTTTGTCCTCGAGGTATCCTCCGATCATCGTCTGAGTGACATCTGCAGATTACACCTTGCTGTGGTGGACGCATCGGATGACGTCTACGTCGCCACAATTTTGTTGTCCGCCACTTCCGTGGTGATTGAGCTCTCTGCCGAGATCATCACGGCGGCCCCCGGCTCCCAAGGTTGGGTTTCCGCGCTGGTCTCTGCACACGACGGAATACACGCCGATACCGGCCTTGATCTCCTCGTGTCCCCGCCGCGAGTCCACAGCTTCACGGTCGTATCACCCTCTGCTACTCACCTGACGTCGACGAGGCACTAAATGAAGGTATATCTTTGGTCCAAAGATTCGGCCGCTGTTGCGTTGCGCTCACTTCTGACGGTCGCGGGTGACACTTTTATCGCACGGCTCTACGAAGCCGAGTCGCTGGTGCTGCTAGATGAAGTGGACGCGATCATCCTACCTGTGACCGACGACGAGGCTGAGGTTATCCTCAGTCATCGCTCGGTCTTCAAGTTTGACACGACGATGGTGGTGGGCTCCGATGGTCTTTCCCTGTGGTGGCTGAATACTGCCGACGGGTACGGGTCGATTCTGCTGGATGCGCTGGTGGAAGAAGATCGTACCGCGGCGGAGGCCGCCCAGCGTCGCAAGGACATTCTTGGTGAATCCGCCGTCTCCTCCCAGATCACCGACGCTTCACTGGTGGCTGAGTCTCGGATTCGGCGGTCAACTAAGCGCCGCGCGATGGAGAGTAAGAGTGAATTGGCTCCTAAACTCGACACGCTTCAGGAGGTGGCCGATGACAGCCGCAACTTCGACCCGGACGAGTAAATCGTCGCGGGGGTTCATCACTGTGCCGTCACCGTTGGATGAAGTACCCCCGACTCGCACGACGCACAAACCCTTCAAAAGCGGTCCCATTCTCGTGTTGCCCGGGGTTCATTCGACCGACGTTCGGTACCTGACTCTGATGGAAGTCTTGGCAGACGAGTTGACCAACGCCTTTCCGTCTGAGACAAAACCATCCGGTCTTCTCGGAGCGAACGCGGTAGGCGGTGACTTCTTTGCGTTGCGAACTGTCGCTGGTGTTTCCATGCCCGCAGCCGTGCCCGTGGCTCGCAATCAGAAGCTTCGCGAACTGAACGGCATCAAAACGACCGATTTTGTGTCCTTACGGCACCGAGAGATCGCCCGTTCGCTCGTTCGTCTGATGTTCGGAAAGCGGAAGCTTGTGGGTGCCGCTTTTCAGAAGACCGCGTCGACGGCTATCCCGAAGTTTCTGACTTCGGTGGTCTACAAGCAGGCTGTGTTGGATCACCTGCTCCTCAACCGTCATCGGTTGATGAAGATGATCGAGGCCGACGATGTACACGGTTTGCGTCGTGATTTCGACGCCGTCTACGCTTCATTCATCCTCCATCGGTTGCAGGCCGACTCCATCAAGAAGACAGAGAACGGCTGGGAGTCCAAAGAACGGTTGATTCCGACTAAGACTTTCGCTATGTCGGGTGGTTTGCAGGGCACGCGCGTACCGGCTGATAAGACGGTTTGGCTGGAGGGGCACCGCCTCGATGGTCACTTCGCATGTCGCCGTCGCGCTGTGTATGCGTTCAACGGGGTGTTGAACTACTTCATGACGATGCTACTCGCGCAACCGCGCGCGTACTATCTGTCCGAGTATGAGTTCACCTTCAAGCACACGACGCCGGATCAGATCAAGAGCAAACTGGATGGGTACGATTTCGTGATGAAGTTCGACACGGCCAGCATGGACACCAACGTTCCGGAGTTCGGGGCACGTCTCTTCTGTGATGAGATGAGCACCATCTACACTCCCGCCTTCGGTAAGTTGATTTGGGCCGCTTTCACCGCGGCGTATTTCCAACCTCCGACCAGCGCCAAGGCTCTCCTGAACAATGAGACCGGCTTCTGGATTGGTGATCCCAGCAAGGCTGGCGGGCAGGTGTTTCCCGGTCTGCCATCCGGTATTGCCCCTAACCCGGATTTCGGGAAGTGGTGGATGACCTTCTGTGCACTCGCTGCGATCGATGATGAGTTCGGCGACGTACTCGAGAACCTCGATTCGGTCTTACGGGGTAAGCACGAGTTCGTGGGACTGCTTGACTCCTCCGACGATATGGTGCTGGGTGTTCGTCGTACGACACAAACCGATCTCTGGCGGGCACGGTTACTCGAGGAAGGTGTTTCGCCTTACATGAAGATGACCCTCGAGGGTTCAACCTTCCTCGGGAACGTGTTGTATGAGGATCAGACGGGCGAAACGCAGTTGTCCCCGGACATCGTGTCTTTCTTCAAGAACTGGTTTGTGCCCGAACACGGACTCGATTCGACGGCGCGGACATACTGGCCACTTGGTTGGACAGCACGGTGCCAACACTATGCGAAGGCGCCGACATACGTCGAAGCGAAGTATCTGCTCGACGACGTGTGGAAGACCACGATGAAGGGCGTGCCGACAGTGGAGCAATCAGCTTACGCCAACCGGCATCTTGTGGACCAGATCCAATCTCTGTCCCGCACTGATATCGACGCGATGTTTCTGCGCAAACCCGAGCAGTTGCATTACGCTTTATCGCCCGCTGACATCACCCCCGAGCTATTGGCTCACTTCTCTCTGACCGTCTCCCCGGATCGGTTGGAGCCCCTGTACCGTGACTACTACAATGGACAAATAGCATGACAGACCTACCTGTTTCCCCCGGTAATCACCGACACGCATTCGTTACGTTCGGCAACATGGTCGCCGTGGCTTCGCGTGCGCCGTCCGGTGACGTCGACGTTTTTGTTGGCCGGCCCTCCACACACATCGTCGAGCTCCAGACGTCAGTCTTCGACATGGAACTCACCCATGATGAAGTGGTTGGTTCACTGCTGGCTAAGGAACGCGGAACGCCTCTCGATGATGTCTTTGTTTTCGAGGATCAGCTCGAGATGCCCGCAGAAGTGCGGTCATTCTCTCGACGGTCGCTGACCTTCGATGCAGGATGCTGGGTCGTTATAGCGCCCTACGCTCGCGGTAAAACGGTGCTCGTGAAAGGTCTGGCCGCCTCCCAAACCGGCGAGTACTATCGTTTCGGTGAGCCGGAAGGTGGCGGCGTGTACTACGCACAACTGCTGTACCGCCTCGCTTTCTTTCTGGTGTCCTGTGACGATTGTCTGATCGTGGATTCCGTCCGGAACCTGACTTACATGTCCGGCGGCTCGACTGGAGAAGGGGGCGTGAACAATGAGATCTTCGTCTTCATGGGTGCCCTTTCGGCAGCTGCTCGGCGCGTGAACAAACTGTTGATCTTGACATGGAATCCCCTGCTGCCTGAGGATTCTGATCGGTTTACGAAGGTCATCAACGCCACGATCTCGTCCGCGACCGGCGTTCTAACTCCGTCCGATGTCAAAGATGACGACGCTACTTCGCTGGCGATCTCAGGTCGGTGGTTCGGCCGTTTAGCGAGTGGTGAGCGCGCCGATCACGGTTTTACTGTTCGCGTCCCGAAAAGCGTCCAGGCAGTTGAACCTGCCCCCCCGACTGGCACTGTTCGTGGTTGGACGATCGACGTCGCGCAGCCCTCAGCGTCAATCCCGTCCACCCTGCTCAACAACTTCAACAACACAGAGGAATAACCCATGCGTACGCATTTGATTGGTAATGACGACTATGAGGTGGCAAATCTTGCCAACGTCCAAGAGCACAACGTCTCGGAAGGCATCGTGTTCCGGTCGTCCCCGGGGTACCACACCGTGGTCACATCTCCGAAGTTGATCGACGCTGAACTGATGGCACACCTGATCGTCGAGGCTCGTCGCCGTTCGGAACGCGCAATTACCGAGCTCTCCGAGACACTTCTGTCCTCCCAGGTCTTCCGCTCGGTCATTCAGCAGCTGCTTCCCTCGCAGGCGATGGTCAAGCCGAACACTGCCCTGTTCTCTGCCGAGTCGGCGCGACTGGCTTTGCAGAAAGCCCTCCCCGATACGCTGTCTGCTTCCGCTCGCCAATTCATGATTGAGCTGATCACGGTTGCTCTCGTTTCCGCCAACCTGATGATGCCTCCGCCGGCGCAGTACTACCCCACTCGGCGCACCCGGTTGATTCCGAACTTGCTGGATATCCAGACCGAGTCGTACTACCAGGAGCTGATGCTGATCTTCGGATCGGTCAAGGCTACGGTAGACTTCGGCGCGATGTCCTCCATCTCGGCCACCGAGTTGGCGACGCAGCTCGTAGGTCAGCTGCAACGCATCGGACGTGAGCTGATGGCCGTCGGACGCACTCAGCGTCATATCGAGGCTGCCTTCGCTCTGCTGCGTATCTTGATCACCGGTAGTGATCCCGAACTCGTTGAGGTGCACGCGCTCCGGTCTCATCCCGCCGCGCAGAAGCTTTTGTCGAACTTCACCTTGATGTCGCTGTTGTTGAATGATGAGGCGCCTGCGCCGCTGGCAATCCAGTCCTTCGAGTACGCTCCTGCTCTGCAGACGCTCGTGGACTTGCTGGTCAATTCCAAGCGGATGTCTGTTGTCCCGCTGACCGACTTCTCTAAGTTGTTCGGTCATTATCAGATCAAGGGCCAGAAAGAGCGGATCCTCGGATCTGTTGTCTATCGGAACATCGGCGTTCCCGCAGGTCTTCAGGCCGTCTCGCTGCTGGAGCGTTCGCGTGAGACCTCGCTCTTTGAGGTGACACCGCTGGCGGATGCTTCCAAGACGCTGGAACAGTACGTCACCGGGCCGTTGTCGACCCTCAAACTTGAACGGACCGCGGCTTACGTCGCTTCTATTGTCGCGCAGGCTGGCGGTGATTTGCTCGCGGGTGGACGCTGCTTTGTTCTCGGCCTCGATCAGGATGACGAGGCGTCGGCGATTTACCATTATGCGGCGGCACGCTCCCCGGCTGTTGTAACATATTCCGATGAGGGCTTCACTACACTCGGTTTCCGACAAGACGTGCAACATCAGAATTATGCGACGCTGTCACCCGAGCTGGCAGGCTCGCTGTTCACGGTGGACCCTTTCGAGGCTATCACCGTGTCACCGGAGAACGTTCCTGCTGAGGTGGTCAACCCCACCGGGCAGCTCCTGCCGTTGGATAAGGGTCCGCACCTGTACATCATGGGTGAGCGGATGGTCTCGATGACTTTCGCCTCGTCTCTCTCCGAGCCGTGGGTAGGTCAGCTGACCCTCGGCGACAATGTCATCCATCTGCCCGAGCAGCAGACTACCAGGATGCTTGCGCTCGTCAATCGTCCTGATCTGCGGCTCGTGATTCCGCGACTCGCTCAACGCGTGGTGGCTGCGCACCTCGACGCTGCGACGAGTTTGATTCAACTGTTGACGGATGAGACTGTCGGCGTTCGTTCGGACGTCGTGCAGAATCTGCGTCATCAGGTTGCGATGATGTTGAACGCCATGTTGTTCCCGCTGTACTCGAAATCAACCACCACTATGCTGGTCAAAGCTGCTAAAACCGGCATCCTTGTGCGCCTGACGCCGGCTGAACGCGGTGCCATGGCCACATCCCTGGAGCACTCGACTGCTATGGTACAGCTGCGTGCTTTGATGACCATCATGCTGATGAAGGCGGCTGGTGTAATTCAGGGTCAGGAGCAGGAAGTTCAACTGCGTCAGTTGTTCGAGGACACTCGTTTCTCACTCGTGATGGCCTCTTTGGCCTTGGAGAATTAATATGAGCGCGCTTCTTAACCTCGCTTTGCGTAGTTTCATCGCGGCAGTTCGGCTGCCGTGGAAGTATCGGAAGATCCTCTTCTCGATCATGGTCTCTGATTACCTCCTGAATGCGTTCGTCGCGCTCATGGAGCGTCGTCTGCAGACAGTGGATCGGTCTTATCGGCCTACAGGCGAACTCACGTTCGCTTTGTTGTACGGCATCGCTGACCATGCGATTGTGATGATGCCTTACATGGAAGCGGTCATCGCTTACCTCGGCGATCAAGGCAATGCACAGACTGTCGTCGAGAATCCGGCCCAGGTTGATGCGGTGCTGCAGCAGCAGATTCACCCCGACGACAAACGCTACGCCGATCCCGGATTGGTGGGCCGCGTACAAAGGGTGGTGCAACCCGGAGTGCAGTTCGAGAGTGCGAAAGAGGTGGCTTTGCCGTTCGATCACTCCACCATTGATCGTAACTCGTTCAATTAAATTAACTTAACTAGAGGGGACCCCAG